GCTTCAAACTCCTGCTTACAATCGGGGCATACGAACCACGCTTTCTTGTTGCTGCCTACAGATACTTCGCTAGGGGTGTATGTGTTCTTGGAACTCCACATAGCGGAAATCTTAGGACACTTGGTAGCCAAATCGTTGACGCCGGAAATGACATTCTTGGAATTGATAGTGTTGGTATTCATGGTAAACTCTCTTTCTCCTCGTATTTTCGAGGCTTGTAATAAATAAAAATGAGCGACTTGTAGTCACAATGTCTTAAACTTATGGCAGCAACGCATCATGGTGCGGATACGAACCAAGTCAATCTCGATTGCCAATGCGTTGATGGCTTCGAGCAGTGCATAGACAGCCATTGCGGGAATCGCTACAAGTAAAATAATGATGGATTTAATGGCTTTCATTTCAGACTCTCTTTCTCCGCATTTGCGCGGTCTTGCAACAAAAAAAGACAGGTCACCCGGTTGGTGCCTGTCTGAATTTTGTCAGGTTGTAAATGGTTGGTCGTGGTTTGGTATCTATTGTACAATACTCATTCTATACTGTTCGCAAACGCCGTCAAGACAACATTTCAAAAGAAAAAGCCGCCCCACCCTGAGAGGTGGAACGGCTGATGAGATTAGTGCTTGATGTAAAGCGAGGTGTCCCTGAACGGATTCAGGATACCAGGCTTATACTTGGTGCTGACATAATCAGCAATCTGAGTATCCGTCATACCGTTAAGCACATCGAGCCAGCATTCAGCGTTGATAGCCATGAGTCCGCCCATACCAAGTGCATTGTCGCAGCGTCTCATATCCTCTGCGAACGCCTCATGGTATGCGCAAGGCTCAGCAGCATGGATAAACCGATTGGTGTCGTACATAGTGCCACCTCACGCGTTTACCATGGCTTTAAGCCCTGCTTCGTCCAGAACGGGAATTCCCAGAGTGTTGGCCTTATCGAGCTTAGAGCCTGCTGCTTCACCGGCGACCAGATAGCTGGTCTTCTTGGATACGCTGCCGGTCACCTTACCGCCGTGCGCCTCGATAAAGGTCTTGGCCTCTTCACGGCTCATTGTGGGCAGGGTTCCGGTAATCACAAAGGTCTTACCAGCAAGCGATACAGCATCCTCAGCGGAACCGCTCGCGGATGCATTCGGTGCATGGTAATCGAGATTGACGCCAGCCTTGTACAGGGCCGTGACCTCCTGCTTGAACATAGGGTCAGAGAGCATAGCGTCCAGAGCGGCATAGATGGCATCAGAGAAACCGGGGATGTTACAATCCTTAATGTTATCCACATACAAGGCAGACAAACCGAGCAGGTTTCCGTCCGTTGCCTTGCACTGGGTAAACAGGGCGCGAGCAACATGACCGCCAATAAGACGATAGCCGAGACCTTTAAGAACACGGTCTGCGTTCTGGGTCTTGGAGTTCTCGATGGCTGCGAGCAGCTTCTTAGCCGTCTTTTCACCGTACATGTCGATGAGTTCGGATTCTTCCTCATAAAGCCAGTACAGGTCTACGGGGTTGGAGATGAACCGACTATCGACCAGGTCCTGAATGATTTGAGGACCAAGACCCTTGATATCCATGCACGCTTTGGATGCAAAATGGATGATGCGGTTGACCGTTTTAGCGGGGCAGGAATCGTTCGTGCAATACAGGTCCACAGACCCGTTCACGGAAGCGATAGGCTCGCCACAGACAGGGCAAACCTGACTGGACATGTCATATGGCACAGCATCTGCCGGACGTTTCTCCTTCTCGACCATGGTAATCTTCGGGATGATGTCACCGGACTTGTGCAGAACAATGGTGTCACCGATACGGATGTCAAGATTTTTGATGAAATCCGCGTTGTTCAGAGTAGCACGTTCAACACGGGTTCCGGCCAACTGTACCGGGTCGAATTCCGCCACAGGAGTGACGCGGCCGGTACGACCCGTCTGCAACACGATACGGCGAAGAACCGTAGCCTTCTCCTCAGCGGGATATTTGAAAGCAATAGCCCACTTAGGAGTTTTGGTCCGCTCACCCATCTTCTTGCGGATGTCGATTTCATCCACCTTGATGACAGCGCCATCAATGGGATAATCGATATCATACCGATGCTCCCCGATATCGCGGATAGCGGCGAGGATACTGTCGGTATCATTGCAATGCGCGTAGTAGGTGGTCTTGAAATCGCAAACATCGCGCAGATAGCAAAGCTGGTCGCAGTGAGAGTCAGCAAACTCAGAGGAATCCTCCCCGTCATTGACACTCTGCACATTGAAGATGAACACTTTCAGATTCCGCTCCTTTGCGACAGCCGGGTCCGATTGACGCAGCGTACCGGCAGCGCAGTTACGGGGATTGGCGAACAGCTTCTTCCCTGCTGCTTCCTGCTTGGCGTTGGTTGCTTCAAAGTCCTCTTCGCTCATATAGCACTCGCCGCGCAATTCGATTTTCCAGACACCTTCCGGCATCTGGATATTGACAGGGATGCCAAGAACCTTGACATTGTCGGTAACATCCTCACCGACATGACCGTCGCCGCGAGTGGACGCCTGTACGAGCCGCAGCTTTCCGTCAGAACCGGCAGGCTTAGCGTACACCAGAGATAGGCTCAGGCCGTCAATTTTGCGCTCAATAGAGAAGGTGGCATCAGGATATTCCTTCTCTACAGAAGCCGTGAAATCGCGCACCTCATCGTCTGAGAAGACATCCAGAAGCGAAAGCATCGGGACACGGTGTTCAACCGGAATGCCGATAACGCGCTTGCCGCCGACCACCTGTGTGGGGCTGTCGGAGGTGACGAGTTCCGGATGCGCGGCTTCGAGGTCACGAATCTCGTGCATCGCACGGTCGTACTCCTCATCCGTTACGACAGGAGCATCCTGCTCGTAGTAAGCTGCGCTCCAGCGCTTGACCTTCTCGCAGAGTTCATTGTAGGTATTGATATATTCAGTCATTGTAGTTCAGTTCCTTTCAGTGCAGCCGCCATAGTATCTATCATACAATACATTTGGCGGCATTAGCAATATCGAACATCAGAAAAAGCAAGCCACAAAATGTGCTGAGACATGCTTTGCATTTACTTTCTCTTCACCTTATCGTATTTCACGCCGAGAATCTCAGCGGCAGCGTTAAGGGTTTCGAGAGAAATATTGTTAAAGTCATTTTGTGCTGCCATATACAGCGCTTTTGTGCATCTGACGGCGTCACAAATATCGTAGATGGTATCCTTGTTTTCGAAAATCAGCAAATACTGCTCATAGCCGACTGTGGTATCTTCTCGATACTCGACACCGTTGGCATCGAACTCATATAAGCGGTTTGCGGTTCCGGAAGTCGGGATGCATTCAAAACGGTTGGTATCAGAATCCGTGTGTGTGACCACCATTTTGCGAATCGTCTCGGGATAAGGAACCCCAAAGCGAAACTCGACCATCCAGAGATAATCGCCTGCCTTAACAGAAAGCATTTCAAATCTTCCTTTCAGTGTTAATTTTTATTGTTTATTCGTACCCTTCAAAGCTTCGATGGCAATCTCAAATTTTCAGTTCGAGCGCAACTTTTTCTTCTGCGCTCTTATCGTTCATCCCATCGACGAGAACGTAAATGTCTACGTTCCTTAAAACAAGTCCTTTCGCTTGCCAGTCGGTTTCTTTGCGAATCTTTTCTGGCAAAAGACGAAGTGCCTGCTTTTTGAGGTTGTCGATTTTTTCTTCTGTTGCGTACATCTCTTGGCTGAAGGTAAATTCTGCAGTTTGGTATGTTGTAGTCCATGCACGAACCTTTACCATTACGGTGCTTTCCGAAATGTTGTAACCTGCAAACGGAATCAAAGACTCACTCAGTTCCCCAATTCTCGCATTGAAGAGATTGGTTATACGAGCAAGTTCCTTGTGGTAGATTGCCTTTGCTTGTCGCACCTGTTCACGGTAGCACTTTACACAGTCTTCAACCGTGTAGAAGATGTTTACAGATTCACCCGTATATCCCCGATAGCCTGTATTATCCATTGGAGCAATCACCTTGGACATAACATGACCGTTCTTTACAGGTCGGAAATAAATAGGAGAATAATAAATTGTCTTATTTGTCTCCTTGGCATCTGTTACCACCACCGGAGTGGGCTCAATTCCACGAATTGGTTTTTTGGTTGGGTCTGCGTTTGCTCGATAGTCGCAAATCCAAACCATCTTTCCCGTAATGTTTTCCAGTCCTTCCGCGTAATCAAAATCCGCAAGAGATTTCGTCTGCTGAGGTCCTAATGCACGGTTATTTCGCCAAAGGGTTACGTTGTTATCTTGTAGATATTCTTCGAGTTCCATTTTTTCACCTTTTCCCTTTCAAAGCTTCGATGACAACTTCTTCGTAGTCCTCAATAGCATAATAAACCTCGTTAAAGCCATTTGAGTGACCGCGTTCATACGCCTTTTCCCAAAGCATTTTCGCTGCATCATGACTGATAAGGACAGAAGATGCACTTTTTATATCCATTCGGATGAGCGTGAGGATATCAACCATGACATCCGAAATAGCTTTGTTGCGGTCAGCCACAAGTTTGGTTACTTCATCGTTCCATTGCTGCTGAAGCTGACGCACCTTCTTTTTATTCCAATCGAGGGAATGTGCGCTGCTGATGATATCACCGGTTTTAGGACGCTTGGTTTTAGGGGTTGTGCGCATGTTCCAAGCAGCCTCCATGCGAATCTGAAGATTTTTCCAACTACTATCCATGTTTTATTTCCTTTCTATGCGTTTTTTTACATCAGAATTTGAAATCCTGGCATACTTCGATGCTGTTTTTGTCGTAACCGACAGCGTACAGTTCTTTGAGCAGCGGCGTATACTCCTCGACCGTTGCAGGAACGCCTGCCTTCAGATACCCGTAAGACGCATTCACATGCTGCCCATTGTGGACATACGCATCGAAATACAGGTTGGGGTCCTTCAATTTGAGTCTTTTGCAAAACTCGAGGGTTCCCGGTATCTTGTCAAGAAACACACAGGTGAGTTCGGAACCGGCTTCTGGATTGAGTTCGTCGGTACAGTTAAGAAAAGCTACTTTCATTTTCGTTCTCCTTTTATGAACGCAAAAAGGCGGACCTCCCAGAATCAGGAAGTCCGCCTTAAAGCGAAATTGTGAATTGTACGAACGCAGTTAGCGCCTTAGTAGATGGTATCTATCGTACAATTCTTATTTTATTCGGTTCGCATATCGCGTCAACAATTATGTTTAAGGGGCTGAAATTATAGCGGAAAATGACCGTAAAAAAGCGGACCCCCGTTTTTGGAGAGTCCGCTAAAGCCGTAATTATTGACCCTGATTCTCAGTCGGCTGCTGCGGTGCAGCGGGCTGCTGAGGCTGAACCGGCGCGGCAGGCTGCTTGGGCTGTGCAGGAGCCTGATAGGTCATGTTGGGGTTCTGGGTCTGTTCCTGAGTCGGCTGCTGGTACTGAGGCTGAGCCTGAGCAGGATGCGCAGCCTTGTAGGTATCATACTTCTGCTTCATCTGGTCGTAAGAATAGCCATCCTGCGGGATACCGAAGTACCGGTACTGACCGAATGCCAGAATCATGTTGAAGATGGGGTTCAGGAAGAACAGGCCAATGGTGAAGCCAATCCCCTGCCCAAACGCGACACTCTGTTTGTACAGGGTTACGATGTTGATGATGACGCCAACGATGACCAGCAGCGTGCCGAGCAGCGGGATGCCGCCAAGTACAGTGCAGACGATGGGGACAAAGAACAGCCAGCCGTTGCCCCAGAAGATTTTGTACCGGATGTAGCTGTTGTAAAACGGGACGATGGACGCCCATCCGGGTTGACCGGCCTTTTCGAAGATTTTCCAGCCAGCCACAATGTTGAGAACGAAGAATGCCAGGATGATGAGCCAAAATCCAGCAAAGATGCTGAGAAGTGCATTGAGGGCCGCCGCCTCTGAACCGTAAGACATAATGATTCCTCCTAAAAATACTTTATATTATAAAGCCAATCGGCCTTATTCCTTTTCCTGCACGGCTTTGCGTGCCGCTTTTTCTTTCGACAGTGCTGCGAGTTTCTTGCCGCTTTCGACCAGGATTGCTCGGCGTTCTTCAGAGATAAACATGGGAGGACGAATTTTTACCCACTTTTTCGGAAATTCCGCTTCTACGCAATCTTCTTTGTCGATGGTCAGCTTCACCTCATCGGGATGCTCTGTTGCAAGTTTTCGCAACTCGTTCATCCGCGAATAATTTCGCGTATAGTACGAGCAGGTTTTCTCTGCATCGCAGAAATTGATGATGGTCTCGCGCTCGTAGGCACCATCGGCGCTTTGAGGCGTTTGGTTGATGGGACGCATTTTTTCATCTCCTTTCAGTCGAACAACACTGCCTTCTTCGATGGTCCGTCCGGCGTGAGGCTGCACGCATAAGCCCAACGCGGAAGCATAATACGACCGCGAACGCTAACAACGGTCATTTCCCGCGCCGTGGCTTGTTCGAATTCCGATGCGTCCAAAGCATTCCGGGTCAGCAGAATGGCGTCGTCCGGCATATCGTTGAGCATCATTTTCAGTTCTTTAACTGTCATAGACTGTCTCCTTTTGCATGACCTCATCCAGCGCCTCTAGGAACAAGACAGATTCGGTGTTCTGCGTCCCAGCTGCAACGATACCGGAAATCTCGTTCGGCTCGATGAGGAAAACGCTGTCACCGTCAATGAATCCTTGCGGCCATGGCGCAGCATAATAGGCGTAGGGCACGATGTCGGTTGCATAGCCGATAATTATATATTTCTGGTCGGCGTCCTGCCGAACCTTAACGATTGTTCCGAGTGAAAACGCGGATTTGAGTGTAGGCGTTGCTGTAACAGGCATTTCTCTTTTAATTTTCAATGATGAAAACACCTCCATAAATACCAGTCTATGCGGTTCGCAAGAATGTGCAACGAAAAAGGCACAAAAAAAGGAGCTGCCCGAAGGCAACTCCCTGTCATACATAAATTTGCTGTAGAAAAAGCGAACTCAGCGATTTTGTGCGACCTTGACATTGAAGTCAAACAGTTCCTTGCTGGTCGAGCACCGAGAAGATAACTCTCCGTCACGGTTCTGGATGACATCGGATGCCGGGACAGGCTTTCCGAAACCGTCGTCCACAAACACAGGATGCTTGCTGTCATCATTGTCAGAACGGGGCGAGAAGCTTGCGGCTGCGAACCAGTCTTCCTCATCGCTGCCCTGCTCGTCATACAGACGGCAGAACGGAGCAGGGATTTCGGGTGTCGGAAGCTGGAACATTGCTGCCTGCATTTCCTTGCCGTCATTCTTCACATTCACATCAATGAGAGGGCAAATCGTATCGCCTGCACACTCCCACTTGGTATAGGATTGAGCGGTAATTGCGGTATTGTCGTCAGATACCTCAATACCGAGTGAAAGAATGTCGGATTTGAGACCGAGCTTTTCCTGAAGCATTTCCGGGGTGAGAGTCAGAAACTGACCGCCGACCGTGTTGATGATAAGATTCATGGTTACATACACCTTTCTGTGATTAGTAAATATAGTTCTCGCCGCGAAGCGCTGCCTGAACGGCGCGGATTTCCTTTTCGGTGAGTTGGTAGCTGCCAATCGGCGTGTTCGCGGAACCAAAGTAAGCGGAATCGAACACCATGCAGGCTTCTCCGTTCTCATTGAGCCGATAGAGGAATGCTTCCTTTGTCCGTGCATCAGTAGGATGGTCTACCAGCGATACGAGAGGAAGACCTGTTGTCGAGTTCTTAACCATCTGCCACTCGGATGCGTTCCGGTCACAGTGCCCAGCGATGTAGATGTGCGGCTCGGAGATAAGGCGCAGGTCACGCTTCATCAATTCGAGCAGTGAATTGGCGGGCTTGCAGCTGTAAGTATTGGTCAATTCGGCGTTCAACTCGAAATTGAGAGAAACACAGAAAACGCGGTATCCGCGCTTATCCAAGTCATCGAGCATTGTGGTGCCAGCGCCAGAAGACAGGAATGAAACCATCTTGGTGTCCATGTTTTTAGGCAGGTAAAGCACAGCCGTAATGAGGTATCTTTCCGAACGCACCAGATTCTTAAACATCACGCATCATCCTCCGTCTTGGTAATCATGCCATGGACTTTGTCGATGGCGGCGGCAATCGTGTTGTTCTCCAGTTCAGTCATCTGCGTGCAAAGGTAACCCCAGTCGATGGCATCGTGGACCTTGCGGACAAACACATCGTAGGTGCCAGCGGTTTTCATCATTTCGATTTCCGATTCATAGCAGCCGGATTCCTCGAGCAGATGCTGGATGTCATCGATGGGGTTCATTTCGATAGTTGGTACAGTTTTGTTCATGATACAAACTCCTTTAAGTGTTTTGGATGCGAAAAGAGCGGACCTCTCAGAATCGAGAAGTCCGCCCTTTAAGCGAAATTGTGAATGTACGAAAGGCAGAAAGCCTTTTTGATTTGGAATGGTATCTATCGTACAATACCCATTCTACTTAGTTCGCATATTTTGGCAAGTAAAAAATGTTGCTTATTCGAAGACGAGTGGCGAAGAGTGTTATTTTAGATGTGGAGAACAGTCCACTCACTCCTTATCCCGTGATAAGTAGTTGTTTATACGTTTGTGTAGTGCATTTCCTTTATAAAATAAGTCGTTGTAACCGGTATAATAATTCTTTGCGGAATAATTCTTGACAGGATTATTATTGTAGCGTAGATTTCTAAAAAAAGCCGCCCACCAAATTATGTTGTGGGCGGCTTTATTAGTTGTTAGTTTTCGAAATCTGGATTCTTCCAGACCGTTTTCTTTCCGTAATGGATATCCGAAATGTACTTGAACGGAATCTTATCCTGGTTTTTAAGAAGAGCATCGTTTTCCTCTAAAAATTCCTCAATGCGTTCCTCTTCACTACGCGGAGCAATGTTCCATGTATCGAGATATCCATCATACATGGCATCCATATTGAAAATTCCGTCAACGGGGTACTTGACAGAGTCAATTTCTCCGTTGACGTCCAAGCCAAGGTGGACGTTCTTATAGTTCTTGATGCTGTCTGTCAAGGATTTGAATTTCCCTTCAGGAGTATCGGGATTGCTGTACTTTTTCACGTACTCTTCCGTTAACTCCTCCGTCATGGCCAATGTAATCCAGAACTGGAGCCCGGAATACTCAAGGCTCGCTTTCTTGATTCTCTCCATCGTCCGTTCAGCCCAGCCGGTGGGATTAGCAAGATAATCCACTACCAGTTCATCGGCATTTGTGGATGTCAGTCCAAAGCAAGACCCTTTTCCAATCTCATCTACAATGCTGTCAATAGGGCTGCGATAATTCTTATACCCCTTTATTATGCGACAGAAAGCGTTCTGTCGTGCTGTCTGGTCGTAATAACCGCCCTTGAGAATTTTCTTCTTGTCTTCTTCCGTCACATTCTCTCGGAACATATCGAACAGCTTCTGTGCCATTTCCTCTATGACAGAATCCGAGGTAAAAGAAGAACGGCAGAAAATCGTTTTGAAGTCAAATGTTTCATTGACGGTTTTGGCATTATCGACAACGAGGCAAAGGAAGCGTATCTCCTGGTTGAATGTTACGGGTTTATTTTCCAAGGTTCCATAAAATCGCTGCCCGTACAGAACATCTACCTTATGCTCACCATAGGCGAGCGGTATGCGCATAAAACGGTAGTAATACTCGGACAGCTCACCGGAATCAAGAATGATATTGCCTTCGAACGAAGGAGCGCCGAGCTCGAGGAACCTTTTGAATCCCTCGCGGTTGATATTGTTTGCCATGATATTTTCCCTCCTAAATACTTACTTCGTTAAGCCCTCGAATTTCGGATTTTTCCAGAGCACATTCTTCATATCACTCCTTTTCCATCTGAACAGTCCAGCCGTTCACGTCGGAATAAACCGCATAGAGCAGTGTTGCAAAATTATAGCCTCCGTCATACAGCGTATAACGAAGTGAAATGTTCAGCGCAAGAGTGCGTTCCTTGACTGTGCCATCACAATCAAGATAGCTGAATATCTTTGTCGTATGGGAAAACCATGCTTCCCGTTCTTCATTGAATTTATCTTCATCGTATTCCACGACTTGCTTGAAACACGAATCAAACGTAGCAAGCTTGACCGACGAAAATACATCAGCCATCATCCCACACTTTTCAATCAATTCATCAGGCCATTCGACTTTGATGATTGCTGCACCATCGCGCAGTTCTTTCAGTTCTTTGCGGGGGCTCAGCGAGACGTTGTAGCGTTCACTGAGGAAGGTGAACAGCCAGGACCAGTCAATGACTTTCAGGAAGTTAGATACTTCCTTGGAATCCATGAAAATTTTGATTTCTTTCCGTGCCATAGTTTTATCTCCTGTTTTTCGATTTTCTAAAAAATGGTTCAAGTCATAGAATTCCAGTTATTGCCCAACCATTCACACCAGCCTGTGGTGGAGGAGGGGCAATTTTTGCTGTCCGCGCAGATATGATTCAGCAGCATTGCCAAGTGAAACTTATCCAATGTCCGAATCATTTCGAGATTTGTCTTATCAGACTGCACGATTGTCATGTCAACGTCGGTTTTCGTCTTGATGTACGACACAGCGTCGCCCATCTTTTTGAAAAAAATTCCATAGACCGGGACAAAGTATCCAACCTCGATGGAAAGCTCTGCCAAAAGACGGTAGCTGTCAGCAGTGTTCGTCCTCTGGAAAAGTTCATCGAACTGAGCGCGAATTTTCTTCTCATCGTTTTTCCCAATGTCATTCAGGTCAAAGATGTATTCCTGAACAATGAACCCATTATTAGATTTCGTGGGCACATATGCTTTGTAACAGGATGCATCAATCTGTTTCATGACAATCGGAAAGTCATGGGAAGACGTGGAATAGAGACGTGCTTTATCGACTTCCTTTTTCAGCTTTTCCAGCAGCTTTTCAAGAACAGCCTTGAGATATTCGGCGTGCTGATGGCAGGTATCCACTTCTGTCTGGAACATACCGGTGTCATCTTTGAGCCGCCCGGTTTCCCAAGCTTTGTCAAAGACGCACTTGAGTTTCTGAAGCTCGGTTGCATCCAAGTTGTCGTATTTCCCGGACTTCGTTTTAGCCTCAAAAATGGCGATTGCTTCACGCACTTCACTGTACGAATCAAGTATCAACTCAAGGTCCTCCAAAAAGAGTTTCTTGTTGATGTCGATGGAGTAATTGATGTCGGTAATGCGCAAGGTTATGGTTTTTGCTTTTTCTTCGACATCAAACCCCATTTCCCGGCAGATATCCGGGAACTGTTTCAGATACATCATATTTTTTCACCTCAAACTTTCTCAGCGATATCTTCGCCGTATACCATGCTCGGGTTGGAACCGTTGTCCCATTCGGCAACATAGCTAAAATCTACAGTTAATGTGTTTGTCGTAGGCAATTTCTCCTTTCCAAGTAAAAAAGCAGGCCCGCCAAAATGGTGGGTCTGCTTGTTGTTTACAGATTGTGAATTGTACGGTGGCAAATGCTGCTAAGTGGAATGTTATCTATCGTACACTTCCATTCTATTCGGTTCGCACAAACATGCAAGTAAAAATGGGCCTTCCCAAAAGGAAAGCCCACTGTATGGTATTGCTGATACTCAGATAGCTGCACAGAAGTTCGCAAGGCGCTGCCAAAGCAAGTAGTTGTCGTAGCTCATGCGTACCTTTTCGGGTACACCTGTAACGAGATACCACTTGTGTGCCTTAGCCTTGATGTTCGAGATGCGCTGCTGTTCACTGCGCGTAAAGGCTTTGCTGAACATACGGCGTCTGCGCCCGGAATTCCAGTATGCACCCTCCATAGTCTCGCAGATAAGAGCATAGGCAAGTTCGTTCTGAACATCGTCATGGGTCAACTCGATAATCTTACCCATATTCAGGCACCTACCTTTCGGCTGGACTTTTCGCGGCTCTGATGCACCATGGAAAGCGCATAGTCGAGCGCGGCATCATCATCCGGCAGATAGGTGACAGATTTGAGTTCTCCGTACTCGCTGTGATGGCGCGGGATAGTCTTGAGTCTTTCCGTAACGACCGTCTCCTTCTCGAAATGCAAAGCAATCCGATTTGCAGGAACGGCATACCGTTTCTGCCGCTCGCATTCCTTGAAGTAGTCGATGAGCGTTGCGAACCCCAAGGGTTTTCTGCCATCAAGTCCCGTAACGGTGACGACATACGCCTTGATGCCTTTCGCTTCCCGTCTCTGCTGGTCCGCATAGTATTGGTAGGAGATGTACATCGGCGATTCCTTCAAATACGCGTTAGATTCCCGCGCAATGTAGGTCCCGCTTTCCCGGCAAAACCACAGAAATGTCTGAGGCTTGCCGTCGGCTTTTGCTTCCTTTGCGGCTTTCTGAATGACCTTTGTGTCGAGGTCAAAGTCCGACTGATATTGTTTTGTGACCTGCTTCATCGCAGATTTCAGTTCCGGTAAAATCGGAATCATAGTATTATTCATTTCAATTCCCCTTTTAGAACGCTGTGAGCTTGGAAATATCCATGTCATAGCGTTCATATTTGTGGATGTAATCGAAAACGGTGTTCATCTGTGCCTGAGTTGCGGTTTTGGTGGCGTCCATATCGAGAAATGTTTTTCCCAAAGACGGATTACGAACCGCAATCCAGCCGCGCCGGTACAGGTAATCGAGACCTTTCCCGCTCCAATCATAGGCCATGTCCAAGACTTCCTTATCAGAGAGGTTCAGGCGTATTCTGTTTTGCATGATGATGCGCCCCGCAAGAGCCGCATGTTCTCCAAACTCGCAAGGATACCATGTTCCGTCCGGAGCAATCATGCCGTATTCAGATAACTTCTGGATATTGTTAGATTCGTTCACGCAAATGACCCCTTTGTAGTCAGGTGTTGTTGTCCAAAAACTCCTGGCATTCGGTATCGTTCATCACGAACCCGAAATACGCCACACGCTTAACGGTCGTCTCCCAGACGCGCATCGTGCGACTCCGGGGCTGTACGACCCAGGAATGACAACGCCAAAGCCCGTCCTCGGAAAGAGCGTACCCGGTCGCAATAGAGCAGTGACCACGGTTTGCATCCCAAAGATAAGCGGAATTCGCGTGACATTGACTGGGCTGACCCTTGCGCATATAGCTGCTGCCATAGAAGAACTGCCCCCGACTGAGTGCTTTTACTGCGTCTTCGTCGTATGCAGTCATGCAGACCTCATCTCCGCCGAAGCTGAGAATCTTGTCATGCAATGCTTTCATGGCATCGAGCATCTCCTTGGAAAATCTCGATTCGCCGTTATATACCTGATGGCTGTCAATCCACCGCTTCCAGTCATCGCTCATCGGATTCCAGTGGATGGGTGCGGGCATCTGGTCAGGGGCTGTGATGGGTTTCAGGCTATTCCAGCCTTTTCGTGTAAGAGTCATCTCGTTACCTCCGCTGGTTTCAGGAGTTTATCGATTCTTGCAATGATTTCATCGCGCTTCTCTCCGCTCGGAATCGAGTCACTGTGGCCCTTATCCGTGAGAAGCGTGTCGAACATGGCAAGAATTTCATTCGGATTGACCGGTTTCTCGGCAGAGGCACGAAGATAGGCTTCGATATCTTCCACGAGATTCCAGTATTCCATGCCATACAGCATCGCACTGTTTTCGTTGCTATGCCGGTCTTCTTCCTCGCTTGCATCACTGCAAACGATAGGAAGTTTTATCTCGGCGAGATAATCGTCAAAGATGTCCGCAGTATAAGCGGCGAGCCAGCGAATATTGGTATTCATGATTTTTCCTCACTTTCTTTCAGCTTTTGCCGCAAGCATCATCCCGCAGCATTTGTTCAGGCAAATGACACTGACCACGAGCAGCGCGATATTGTGCAGCGTGAAGGACTGTGCCAAAGCACTGATGCTCAGGAAGATGAAGAGAACAAACAGGACAGCTAAGGTTTTGAAGATGGTATAGATGATTCTGTTCATGGTAATACTCCTTTTTTTGCTCTTGTTATCGAAGCATATCAACGATTTTTCCGACCAACTCATCATTGGTCACGAACTGGTTGCGGCCCCTGGCACCGAGCGATACAGAGGAGTAATCCTTCATATCGGCGGCATAGCGAACCATATTCTTGTCGGCAATCGGCTGATAGCAAGACCGTTCTGTGGTCACATACACGCATTTTCCGTTCAAGATATTCATGATGTGTCCGTAGCAGCCCGTCTGCTTGCCGTTGCGCTGCATGTTTTGCAGGTTATGCGTCAGCATCAGACCGTCGTTCTCCTTCTCGGCACAGGAGAGCATAGACAGTAGTTTTCGAGTCTTATACGCAGTGTTAGTCATGGTAGATTCCCTCATTTCTTTAGAAATACTTGTAAGCAGCGTTCAGCCGCTTGTTGTAGAGTTGTAAGGTGGTCAGGTTCCCGCAATAGACCTTGCTGGACGAGATAGTGACATTCACCCCGGCTTCCATGTGCGAGAAGAACATCGCAAGACAATCTTCTACACTGTTGCTCGTGGTGAGTGTCTCGTATACCGGATACGAGTACCCCGCTGCCTGACTGTATGTGGCATTGAGCTCATGGACAAAGAATTGGACCTGACCGGACACGGAACTTGCATCCAAACCCGATGCATAGCACCAGTTCAAGAGATTCGTCTTACGGCCGTGTGTCCATTGCAGAAGCCCATAGCCTCCGTCGTTCGGATTCTCGGCAGTAACACGAAGCCCGCTCTCCATTGCCATGCACCCCATCACAGCTGCAGTGCCGGCCTTAGAAAGACCTGCATCCCGCAACGCTGTATAGATGGCGTACTCATTGTCAGAAAGGTTCTGAGGCATCGTGTCCGTCACAGGTTCTTCTGTCGGTTCCTGTGCAGTTTCTGCCGTCTCGACAGAAGGCTCAGATTCGGGCTCTGTCTCGGTCACCTCCTGCTCAGGTATAGGCAGTACCGGCGCGAAAGGCGGCTGAGCGTTGAGTTCCCGAAAATGAATCTCCAACGGCGTGACATACTCGATATCAGAATCATCAGCTGGCTTTACCGGCGCAGCATACGCAGGCGTCGAGAAAAAGCAGGCTAAGCAGCCTATGATGGTGATAACGCTGAGCATGAAAGCGGTGGTCCCGGCATAGAATTTCTGTTTGTCGTTCATTTTCATTTGTGATTACTCCTTTGAATAAAAGTTCCCGCCGACAATAGCTGTTCGGCGGGATGTGATTGATGTTCGGTTGTCGGAAAAACTTCATGCTTCACGGACTACGATGGCGGTATATCCGCTGTTGGCAAGATACCGATACGCTGCATCATAGGCATCGCTGAGCGACGGGGCTTTGACATACCCGATAAAATCGGAGCAGATAACCATGCCGGAAAAACCTGGGTTACCGGCATAGATGGCGAAGCGGGTGTTTTTCTTGGGATTGCGATTAAACATAGCGGACCTCCTTGCAGTCGCGTTCAAAAAGATGGATACGGATTTCTGAAAACAAAAAAGGCAGACCTACCACGAATGGTAAGTCTGCCTAATTTGAAAACAGAATTGTGAATGATGTACGCACGAAAGATTCGGCTGTGTAGAATGTTATCTATCGTACAATACCAATTCTATGCCGTTCGCAAGGATACGCAAGAGAAAAACAAAAAAAGGCGAAGTCTTCCGAAAAAGACTCCGCCATGGTTTTGTGTGCGATTTTTGCATTTCAGTGTTGTTATTCACGGCACATTTCTCGCATCTTATTCTTCCTCAAGCCATTTCTTGGTGATGTCAAGAAGGCATTTTCGGAATTCAGGAGCGGGCTGCATCGGAATCGAAGACCACTGAGAATCGAGAACGACAGGGTATTCGTACTGTTTGCCGTTATGCGAAAACGGTATGAACTGAACTTCTCCGTCCACGAGCCATAGCTTTTCCGTTTTGATGGGGTCGATGTACTCCGTCAGCCAGCATTCGTGCGTAACAACGGAATCCGCCACGAAATACTTTGTCTTATCGTCCAGTATCAGTGCTGGGTTGTTATCCTCGACACAGTAGACCCTTCCGACAAACGGCAGGAGCATTGTCTCGGCGGCGTGTTTCGCGCTTCTCCCCTGCCGAATTTCCGATAGCAGGAAACTCGATATGAAATGCGGGATACCGATGCCGGTCAGGCAGTCATCGAGTGTGTGTCCGGTACAGATTCTCGGTGTTTCCTGGTCCTCCCCCTTCATCCGATTCGTAGGGATTTGCGGAACGACCTTGTCCGGCAAGCATCCGGTATTCGCCATGAGATGAAATAGTATCTGCATTATGGGACTTACTCCTTCGGCAGTTTCTTGCGAAACGGGTCAAGGTCTCCTGGCCTATAGACCGACTTGACATAGGATTTGATGTCGTCTTCTCCAAGGCTCTCAAAGAGATTCAGCCAGCATTCGGCTTCAATCCGCATCTCGCCGCCCATTTGATACGCTTTCTCGCACTGCACCAAATCAAACTGAAAATCGTTCTTGTAGCGGCAGTTTTCGGCTGCTTTTGCAAATTTCGTAAATGTTCTGGTATTCAAGGTTTACCTCCTTTTCTGAAAATGGAAACAAAAAAGCAGACCCTCATTTCGAGAGTCTGCTCTAAGCACATAACAGATTGTGAATCTACCGGTATGGGGAATCAGAAGATGGTATCTATCATGCACTTACTATTCTATTCGATTCGCACAACTGTGCAAGGGGGATTTTAAGATGCAGCTACGCTTTCGCCTTCGCCAATTTCTTCGCAGCTACGCTTCCTGCTCACTCGCTGGCGGCAGCTACGCTTTCGATATCGTCTGCGTTCAGGTTGATGTACTGCCACGATTGCGGGGCGCGTTTCAGGTGCAGCTGATGCATGGGCAAAGAGAGTTTACGGACGTTTGAGATGTTCCAGCCATACAGCATGCCGGTTTTGTTGCCATACTCGAACAGCGCAGCTATATCGATACAGCTTTCCCGAATAAACTTATCCGCCATACCGGACAGCTTTTCGCCGTCTGCATAGTAAGGAGACAATCCTGTCAGGCAGTTCAGCTGGTCGATGTCCTCGCAGGTAAAGACCCCGATGATTTTCCCTGCACCGCCGTTCGCCTTCGTCTCATAGCAGAATACAGCGAATGGAAACGAGATTTCCCAAGGCCGAGATTTGCGGACTTCGAGCGTCTTTTCACCCGACATGATTTTAGCAAGCCATTCGCGTTTTATCGAAATGACGACCGCTTTGCCGTCATTTACCGCGAGTGCATTTTTGAGAACCGTCACAACTCATCACTCCTCATATTCGTAGTCACAAAAGCTGTTGACCTTTCCTTCTGTCTGTTCGTATTCGGACATAAATTTTGCGACAGCCAACTCGAAGTGCCCACGGCTGATACCGGTGACATCCGAAAAATCGAGGAATGCGTGCTCAAAGTTGCTAACCATAGCCACGAGAATGTACGATTCAAGTTCCTTGGAGAATTCTTCCGGAGTGCCATCGAAATGGATGGTGACATCCTTAGATTCGTCGTCAGGGTCAAGATAATTCGAAACAGCCTCATCCTTCGCACTGGAGAAGAACCCATCGACATTGTCACTCACTCGCAGTTCAGCGGAATCGCTAAGCGGTACATTCAGCCCACCTGCAGCTTCCGATTCGGCCATCAGTTGCATAACATAGTAGCGAAACATGAGGAACGCGCACACACCCGTAGGCTCAAAATTCTGAATGACCTTTTTCAACTGCGCCTGACGGTTGTTTACGACTTTGTAGTTTGCTTTCATCAAATCTCCTTCTTTAAAAAATGCTTTACAACGCATGAATATTTGATTTGCCGGGTGCAAACATCAGCGGCTCGTCCGTTACTTTCAGAACGGTGCCGTCCCCTTGCCTGCACGCATACAGGATTGCTTTGAGCATCTCATAGGCAAGTTTGCTGTTGTAGGCAAGCCCTGCGTTTGAGATGCCGAAATTACCATTCCAGCCAACCCTGAGTTTTCTCAGCTGTGGAATCAGAAGGTCACGGGCTTCCGCTATGCCGATGCCGCCCCAACGAGCGTTATGATACGCCTGCAACTGCGGTTTGTTGTCGGTATCAGCTATATCGAGAACCTCATAGATGATGCTGAACTGTCCCATTAGGATTCTGGAATACGCATCGAGGATGGCAGCAGCTTTTACCCAAGCACTTTCGTTCATGTCGATGCGCTTAGTATACGGGGTCTCCTTGTTCCCTGCCCCGATATCCACTGCCGCGAGCGCAGTGTGATAAATCTCCTTTGCTGCGTTTTGCATGAAAGGTACGGGAGCGGTGACCTTGAAATCCGTGAACATCGTATATGCCTTTTCAATATCCGCGTCATGCACACCGTAGGCGTCACCCACTTCTTTGCAGATGGAAGAAAAATCATTGCCGTAGAATGTCTGCATCACCTGCATGATATGCAAAAACAGCTGATACTGCTTTTCGGTCATTTCGAAAATCATGGCGCACCTCCGTTACTTTATTAGCATTATACCACAAATGTGTATTCAGTACAACCATGAACGCTGATTCGTAACAAATAAGATACAAACAAAAAAGTGCCCCTATATTCCTCGACTGAAATCGAAGATTTTAGAGGCAGTGGCGCTCATGGAAGGATTCGAACCTTCGGGCGATTTCTCACCGGCGGTTTTCTGGACCGCTGCCATCGGCCACTCGGCCACATGAGCATATGGCGCAGAGAGCGAGATTTGAACTCGCAAGCGAGGAGTGATTTAGCACCTGCTACAATTATGGTTAAATTGATAGTAAGTGTTGTTTTGCCTCGTGACTGGGTAGCAACCAGTTGCCATACCGTTAGGCGACCTCTGCATGTAAACACCCTATGCAGGGTGCGTTGGTGACCCCTGGCAGACTCGAACTGCCGACTCCAGCTTGAGAGGCTGGCGACTTGGACCAACTTGTCGAAGGGGCCTTATGGTGTGCCGGGTAGGATTCGGACCTACGAACCGAAACGGAGCGGTTTTACAGACCGTTTGCTTTGACCACTTGCATACCGACACATATGGTGCGCCGGGTAGGATTCGAACCTACGAACCGTAACGGAACGGTTTTACAGACCGCTTGCTTTAACCTCTTGCTTACCGACACATATGGTGCTCCCGGCTGGAATCGAACCAGCGACACATAGGGCTTCAACCTACTGCTCTACCAACTGAGCTACAGAAGCAGATGGGGACCCGTGGGGAATTCGAATCCCCAACCTTCTCCGTGAAAGGGAGATGACTTAACCAATTCGTCGAACGGGCCATATATAGCCGCAATCCTGCGGCGAGTGGGTTATGCGATGACGAGGATGTCATCGATTTTCGTATCGAGCATCGCGGCGAGAATCACAAGATTGTCGATGGTAGGAAGTGCAGTGCCTGCCTGCCATTTGGCTACCGCCTGTGTGGAGACACCGAGCGTATCCGCCACATCCTTTACCTTGATGCCTGCCGCTTTTCGCAGTGCCTTGATATTGGCACCTGTTTGCTGGATATCGATTGTTGGAACGTTCATTTTCTTTTGCTGCCTTTCTGTATTGCAGGCAACAAAAAAACGCTGCCTGCCGAAATGAATCGACAAGCAGCGTTCGGAATGCAAATGCCGTCAGAAGACGCACCGCAGCCGTTCGAGGTCTGTTTTTGCCTGTCGATGGGTATAGGAAACAAAGCTGGATTCGTAGGACTCGAATTCAGATTCATAACTATACTCAGCAAACGACATAGCATTAACAGTCTTGCACAGCATCTTCGGTTGTCTCCTTTCGTTTCGTTCTGTTTACATTATACCACTTTTGTGGTTCTGGTCAATCAACTTGTGGTTGATGTTTATTCGCAGAAACCAGCACCTTCGTGGAAAACGCGGTCTGCGCCGAGTTCGTGCTTGCTCATCACACATACTCTCCGTCCGGAAGCCTGTCCGCATCCGGCAATTCATCGGCAGTCAGTTCCCTCAATGTTCCTTGGTCTGTATCCAAGCCGATGGTATACATATACACTACACGGCTATCCCGGAATACTTCGGCCGGGGTCTTGCTTTTGCTGACGATTTGTTCGATTTGCTGCTTCGACGCCGGATACAGGACCCAGCGTTCTTCGCTTCACACTTCTGTGCAGTTGCAGAAATACAATTTTTCGTCCTCGTCCTTGCATACGCAGAGCAGCGAAATGCCGTCATAACTCCAAAACACTTTATCGACAATAAGTTCTTTTTCAAACAATTCTTTGAAATTCAGTCCCTCAAACAAGGGCTCTCCGTGTAAACTCATATCCGCTCCTGTTTTACTTCTTCATGCCGGAACCAACTTATGGTTGAGATTTTTTGGGTTTATCTGCGCCAAAGACGCGAGGATTCGAGGAAGTGAACCTATCGGTGTGCGCTTTTTATTCTTGTGCTTGCCCATGCCTAGTCCTTCTCAAGAAAATGTTCCCACTGTGTTCTTTTGATTTGCTTGCCGCCAAAGGAGTAGTGCTTATCATAATAATCCGACATTTCTGCGGCAAACTTGGCAGCGTCAACTGCGTTGGAAAACACAGATTTGCCGATGTTTTTTACTGCAACCCAATGAACAGCAGTGTGACCATCCACATCCACACCGACGCAATGCGCATTGACATGTTTTCCCTTAAAGAATCTGGTAATCTTGACAGGGTATACAACATATTCCAGTTCAACGAGCCGCTTTTCGTTGTAGTACCGATGTTCCCAGACGCCCCAGAGAGTGTCTCCAATTTTCGGCTGCATGCTTTTCATAAGAGCCTCTCTTATTTGGTGGTTTTGGTCGGGAAAACCTCATACACACTAACATACAGCATCCCCGGCATGTAGTTAGCATATTCTACCGGACGCTTCTGGTCGTACACCTTCACATTCGAACCATCATCTGCCGTAAGCCAGAGATATTTGACATGCTCAGCATAGCGAGGGTCTTTTGCGCGATACATTTGCCCTTCTTTGATTTTGAGGCGGCGCATACAGGCTTGGACGCGGGAAAACTCAACAAATGCACCATAGTCACCAATCACGATACGGTTGTACCCGTTGGTAATGACTGTGCCATCAGCGGTTTCGAGCGAAATCGTGTCACCGGACACATTGCACCATTCCGGCAATGTCTTTTGAAACTTGGCTCTCACATCGCAGAAGAAGGTACGCGGGATGGGTTTGTATTTGTATTCACGGGCAAGCTGTTCTTGGTACTCGAGCATCTGAGCGCCGATTTCTGAGATTTTGTGTTTCACAATTTCACCCCTGACCCAGCATCTGTGCGGATGCGATTTCCCGAATATTGCGATTCTCTTTTTCGGGAGCCGACACAATGCGGCGATGAGAGCGCATCAGCGTCAATACGCGGTTACGGAGCTTCTCGTCCTTGATAAGCCGAGCAACCTGTTTGATTTCCGATTCACGCAGATACATTGTACTGTTGATGAGAACGCCATGTACTTCGCCGTCTTCGGAACTTTTCTCAACCTTATCGACATTGTCATAGGCATAGATGACATCCACGTCGATGGTGATGGACGCTCTCTCAAGAAGTTCATTTCCTCCTTGGGCTACCAGCCACTTGTGGAAGTAGCTCTCATCGGAGATGTATGTTTCACCGATGAGTGCCAGCGGCGGCGACACAAGGTTGTTCGTTGAATAGCGGATATGGTCCTCACTTTCATTGAGGTTGTCCTGCCAAAGTTGCATCGGCTTAAGGCTCTTGTCCTTGAAGTGAATGTAGGTGTCCTGAATGAATGTGCAGACGGTCCGCTTAATATAGTCGATTTCCGGCATCTCTTCCACATTACGGAAGACAAGGCGCGTAGACTTGCCTTCACCGTACTCCTCGTCATCCGTCACATAACGGACCTTCTCCAACACAAACTTGGGTTTTAATGCCTCTTTAACGGCTTTGAGAGAAAATACATTCCACTTCATTCGGCTGTCCTCCACTTCTTTTCCCATTGGTCATACTCAGAAATTTCCCGCTTTACGATTTTGCCGTCTTTTTTGTATAAGGTGATTCGCTGTGCATAGTCTGCAGAGTGTTTCAGCAGCCGCTGCAATGCTTCTTCCTCGGAAGTTGCCTTTGTAACTCCGTAATAGGAGCCACCGGACCCCAAAACATCAGGCTCATACCAGCCTGTCTCGTAGTATGTAGTCTGTTCTGTTGTTTCATCCAGAACGGCCTTCCCCTGCTCGCCATAATCACCCGTATAGTAGCTGCGGATGATGTTAGCGGCATGGTCATTTCCCTGTTGCTCATAGGTTTCGGCAATGAGCTCGACATAAGCCCTGAATTTTTCCTCGTCACCTTCACGATGCGCGGCGATGAGCATTCCGATGGCCACAGCGCTTATATTATTCACGAAATCACCCCCTGAGTTAATTTCAAAAATGGTACTCCAGCCGGGAGTTGAACCCGGAGAAAACAGAGTTTGAATCTGCCGCGTATGCCAATTTCGCCACTGGAGCATAGTATGTCATCCGCAAAAGCAGACGACAGTTGCATGGCTTGATTTTACAGCGAATATCACATTTTATCGCTGTTTTTATACTTGTATTATACCATATTTGGACGCGGATTTGTAGCGAGTACAAGTATGATTCACAAACAATTAACATCTGAGCGAGTCGCATTTTGTGCGCTTGCTTGTCGTATTCGTCTGGCGCGAATCAGTGCTGAATCTGCCTCGAATCTGCCCCGTCAGAAAACAGGCAAAAGCAACAGCAACACAAACGCGAGTCTTTGCAAGTTTCAGAAATAGCGCTTTCCTCGGCTCAGGACTTGCTCTCTGCGGGCGCTGGCGTCCAGTATAAGAGCGTTCCGAGGATATCGCACATCAGTGCCGCCTCGAAGACGCAAAGCGTTTCCAGAGCATCTCTGAGGCGCTGCTCGTAATCTGTACGCAGCATATCAAGGGGAACCAGCACCTTGTAGGAGCCGGAAGGCGCTTTCAGAACGGGAGATTCGGATGCTGAATTCTCAGTAGGGTCATTCTCCCATCCGCAGGTGATGAGATAGTCATACAGAGCATAGGGGTTTACGGCAGAGACTGTCTTTCTGCCATCAAGCATCTTGTAGGCACGGAGATACTTGGCTTCTCGCGCAAGGTCTTTGCTTGTGAGAGAATACGGGATTCGGTTAAGGTCCATATTGCTGACGAGGTCTGCGCGTTTTACCTTGACGGCAATGTCGTTTTGCTTAACACGCCAGATATACTCTGCGTAGGTCGTATCTTTTTCCCGAGTCAGTACAGAGACCGCCTCAGCCACTTCCGGAGGGAATTCCGCTCTGATGGTATCTATCGTGGTGCCGGTATCCTCCACCGTGTCGTGCAGGTAGGCGGCAGCTTTCACCAGCGGGTCAGGCTCAACGCCGTCTGCGACAACGGCCACATGCGCCGTAAAGTAGTCTTCCCCTGCCTTGTCGGTCTGGCCCTTGTGCGCCATCATGGCGAATGCCTTTGCTTTCTCAATATAATCAATCATTCGTATCACCTTTCTTTGGTTTGTAAGCAGCACCATGCGGGTCTGCCGGGCAATAAAAAAGGCTTGCCAGTTTCCCGGCAAGCCTCGATAGATTCAGGTCTTTGCGGACCTTTGTTGTAGTGTTGGAAACGGAAGATTTACTCCGCAGCGCCCTCAACGATTACGACCTCAGCCTCGGTCTCCTTAGGCATGTCGGCATCTTCCTGCTTGGTGTCGGTGCTGTCCTCGGAAGTCTCGGCAGACTTCTCGGTCTCAGCAGACTCAACAGGAGCGGCAGGCTCGGCAGGAGTCTCAGCAGGTACAGTGGGCTCAACAGGAGCAACAGGCTCGGCAGGAGTTTCAGCAGGTACAGCAGACTCAACCGGAGTCTCTGCGACATAGGTCTCGGCGTTGATGCTCTCGGCGCTCATTTCCTGCGCCGGAACCTCGACAACAGGCTCAGCCCCGGCTACGATAGGGTTTGCAGCCACCTTGGCACTTGCGGGCAGACGAGCGATAGACTCAGTCTTGGTCTCGCCGCAGCCAGTGCAAGTGTAGGTCTTGACACCCTCATGCTCAGTGGTAGGCTCGGTGGTAACGACACCGCTATCCCAAGTATGGTCTTTCTTGGGCGTGGTAGAGAGAACGGTGCTCACTTCACCGCAGACGGTGCAGTAGATTTCGGTGCGACCCTCTTCCTTGCAGGTAGGCTCAATGACACGCATCTCGGCATGGTGACCGGTGGAGTGTACAATGTTGTCCTTGTAAGAGAAGCTGTCATC